GTTGCTGAAACTCAACTCGTTCGGTTGGGTGGACAAGCATGACGACCTGTTGCAGAGCCCGCCTGACGGCTGGTCGGTTCAAGTCATTGGCGAGACGATGTGGAAATACGAATGGAAAAGCTCCAACTAATTTATCCGTACTACGAGAACCCGCAGATGCTCGTTACGCAGCTGCACACGTGGGCGAACTGGCCGCGCGACCTCGCGAAGAAGATCAAAATTATTTTGGTCGACGACGGCAGCCAAAAGACGCAGGCGATCCAGCTGATCGACGGCGCGGTCGGGCTCCCTGATCTTGAGCTCTATCGCATCCTCATCAACATTCCGTGGAATCAGAACGGTGCGCACAACCTCGGATTCGACCGTGCAGAAAACGGATGGTGTCTGACGACGGACATCGATCACGTCATCGAAGCGGACCAGCTCCATGTGATCCTCGCGCTGGCGAAGAACCCGAAGTGCTACTACACGTTCGCTCGGCAGCAAGTGCGGGCTCCGGGCAAGGTGTTCAAGCGTCATCCGAATTCGTGGATGCTCACACGCGAAATGTTTTGGGCGTCGGGCGGCTACGACGAAGATTTTTCGGGCTTCTACGGCAGCGACGTATGCTTCCGCCGCGCGCTCACGCTCGTGGGCAAACGCGTCGATCTGCCCGATTCGTGCTACCTCACGGTGTACGATGAGAAAGACATTCCCGACGCCAACACTCGAGAGTGGGGGCGCAAGGACTCAAAGTACCATTCGGCCAATGATCCTGTACTTGCAAAGAAGCGCGGCAAGACGTATAAGGCCGAGAACCCGCTGCGGTTCCCTTGGGAGAAGGTGCTATGAAGAAGGTCGGCGATTGGTGGGTACCCGATCACATGCACTCGCCGGGGAACCACATCCGGCGCTCGGAAGTGATCCCTCGCGCGCTTGCTCACCTGCCAGCTACGCGGCGGCGGTTTGCTGTGCAGGCGGGCGGGCATCTCGGCATCTGGCCGCGCACGCTCGCAACGTGCTTCGAGTACGTGTTCACGTGGGAACCGATGTTGGAGAACCTCGCTTGCTTGGTTCGCAACATCACGCCGTTCAACAACATCACGGCGACGCAAGGATGTCTCGGCGACCGCAATGGCTTCGTCGACATGGAGTACTGCGCTCGCAATACGGGCAAGCACTGTGTCGCGCGGCTGAGTAAACAGGCGCATTCAAGCGCACGGATGGAAAAGCTCGACGACTACGTACAGCTGCGTGTGCTCGATGCGCTGTTCTTGGACGTGGAAGGGTACGAGTACAACGTGCTGCTCGGAGCTGAGAAACTCATTGCTGACTGTTTGCCATTGATCGTGCTCGAACAGAACGGACTCGATAAACGGTACGGGCACTCCGACAAAGACATCAAGCGATTTCTGGATCGCCACAACTATGTCAAGACTGAAACGTTCGAAGAAGACGTGATCTACACGCAGGAGAGTTGGAAATGATCCAGGTTGTTTGTTGGCTGTGGCCTCCGCGGGCGCGCTATCGTTCGCAGTTCGGCGCGAGCCACGTCAACATTTTTCGGAACATGATCGAGCGGCATCTGACGATTCCGCACGAAGTGTGCTGCATCACGAACATTCCGAGCGGTATCGATCCTCGCGTGCGGATCATTCCGTTGTGGGATACGTGGGCGGAAGTGCCGTCTCCGCACGGCGGGCTCTCTCCCGCTTGCTATCGCCGCCTGCCTGCGTTTGGCGAGCACATGCGGGAGGTCATCGGTGAGCGGTTCATTTCGTTCGATCTCGATCTCGTCATTACGGACAACATCGATCCTATCGTGAGCCGCACGGAAGACTTCATCATTTGGGGCTCGAAGCTGCGGCGCACGCCGTATAACGGCTCGTTGTGGATGATGAACGCCGGAGCGCGGAAGCACATTTATGAAGAATTTGATCCGCTTTGTACGCCCGCACTCACGCTTAAGGCGGGTTTCCACGGCAGCGACCAAGCGTGGATGTGTTACAGACTCGGGCACACCGAAGCGACATGGACGCCGGATCGCGATGGCGTGTATTCTTTCCGGACTGACGTTGCACTTAAGCGGTATAAGCTCCCGGACGATGCACGAATTGTGTTCTTCCAGGGGCACCACGATCCGCAATCGCGTGTCGACAACTCTCGAGCGAAGTGGATCAAGGAGCATTACAGATGAACTTTTTCGATTGGGGGTTCCTGCTCGCACTGGTTCTGTTGTTCGGCACTGAGTTCTTGGCGCTTGTGATGAAGGAGACACATAAGCACCAAACGTTTTCGCACAAGCTCATTGCGTGGATGAAAGCCGAACACACGACGCGGCGACGCGTCATGGTTGGCGTGTTCGTGCTCTGGTTGTTCTACCATTTCGTGTTTCAGTCGTTCTAATGGCGGCGATTAACGGTAACGCGCTGGTCAATTTCAGAACTCCGCCAACGGTTGGCGAGTTCATGATTGACACGTCTTTCGTTCGTCTCATCATGGGGCCGGTCGGAAGCGGCAAGTCAGCAGGCTGCTTCATGGAGCTCCTGCGTCGAGCGTACTTGCAAGAGCCCGATAACCAAGGCGTGCGACGCACACGCTTCGCCATCGTTCGTAATACGTTGCAGCAGCTTCGGCAGACCTGTCTCGCCGACATCCAGCTTTGGTTGTCCTCAATCGCGCACTTCCGCGTTACCGACCAGACCGTGCAGATTCGTCTCGACATGAAAGACGGCACGCGTGTGGAAAGCGATTGGATGCTCATCCCGCTCGATACAAAAGCCGACCAACAGCGTTTGTTGTCGTTGAACCTGACGGGTGCGTGGGTCTCAGAGTTTCGAGAAATTCCGCTCGACATCATCGACGCACTGTCTGGTCGTCTCGGCCGATATCCGTCGAAGGCGATTGCGCGACCGACATGGTTCGGGATCATCGCCGAGTCGAACCCGCCCGACGAAGACTCTGAGTGGTACACCAAGCTCGAGATCACACTTCCGCCCGACTGGAAATTTTTCAAGCAGCCCGGTGGGCTCAGCGAGTTCGCAGAGAACGTCGACAACCTGCCGGAGAATTACTATCCCAAGCTCGCGGCGAACAACAACCCCGACTGGGTGGACATCCATGTCCACGCTAAGTACGGCAAATCGTTGTCGGGGCAAGCGGTATTCCGTGCGACGTTCGATCCGGTGCGGCACGTATCGTACGAGGGCATCAAGGTCGTCGACGGTATGTCCATCATGGTAGGGCAAGACTTCGGTCGCACGCCGGCGAGTCTGATCGGCCAGATCGACAATATCGGACGTTTGGTGATCCTGCGTGAAGCTGCAACGCAGGACGAAAACAAAATGGGCATCGAGAAGTTCGGTAAAGAAGTTCTTCGTCCGATGCTCTATAAAGAGTTTCCGAATCGCGAGACCTTCATGGTCGCCGACCCGTCAGGGAAGGTGAAGACGCAGGTGCGTGAGGAATCTCCGTTCGACATGCTGCATCGTCTCGGCTTCATGGTGTATCCGGCGCAGACGAATGACATCGAGCCTCGACTGCGCGCGGTGGAGCAGTTGTTCCTGGCGCACAACGGGATTTTGATCGACGGTTCAAATTGCCCGCTGCTTGTACAGACGTTGAAGTTTCACTATCGCTACAAGCGGAAGCAAACTGGCACGCTCGATGACCAACCCGAGAAGAACCATCCGTGGTCGGACCTCGCCGACTGCTTGCAGTACATGGCGCTTGCCGTTCACGGCAATTACATTGGGAACCTTATTGCTCGGAAACGAGTTCGCCCTCGCGGGCCACAAGTGTCGGCAGGGAGTTGGACGTAGAGCCGTCGATAGTGACGCCGGTACGTTCGCCGTTTTTGGTTTCGATGGTGATGTTGATGACGGCTCCATGCGCGCCGCCGCCTCCCACCGCTGCTTCGCCCTTTGAGTTGGTGCGGCCGGCGAAGACGCCCATCGATTTGATCGCGTCGATCTTTTGCTGCCGTGGACTCTCCGCGTCGTGCGCGATTTCATAGAGAACGGGCAGTGAGTCCTCGAGCATGATCTCGGCTTTCTTGGTGATGCGCTTGCCGGCGTTAAGGTCGCCTTTCCACTCGCCGATGGCTTCAGCGAGCATGCTGCGAAAGGCCGGCGACTTCTTCAGAACGTCCCACTGCGCCTGGGAAATCTGGTACTTGAGGCGGATACCCGCGGCGTCTGACAACCCTGCTGCGAGCTCGGCGCAGATGGTTGCGCTTAGGTGTTCTAGGTCTAGGATGGGGGCGAGTACGGCAGCCATTGCTCAATCCAGTGTGGAACTGTTTGACAAGCCTACTATAAATCCAAGATTATGTTGACCCATGCCGTCTCTAGCAAGCGCGATCCCTCGTCAGTTACCCGGTGGGGGCATGCTCCGAGTCGTATCCAACCAGACCTTGGTGGATCAGGAGAGAGCCGCCGCAGCGCAAGCAGACGCCGACCGTAAAGCCCAAGAAGCCCCGCTGAACCAACTCGCTGCGTACATCCGAGGTCGGATGACGGAGATGAGAAACTTCCGGAATACGGAAGGTATCGGCGAGCGATTGCTCGAAGGGCTCCGCACGTATAAGGGCATGTACGATCCGGCGAAGCTCACCGAGATTAAAAAGTTCGGCGGCAGCGAAGTTTACGCACGCGTCACCGCAACAAAGTGTCGCGCAGCCACCGCCCTTCTCCGCGACGTATTTCTAGGAGCCGAGCGTCCGTGGGACCTCGAGCCAACACCGAATCCCGAAATCCCGATGGACATCGAGGGCAACATCAGGACCCTCGTCGCAACCGAAGTCGCGACACTCGCTGCCACCGGACAGCAGATCGACGACACGATGATTGCGGATCGCGTCGGCATGCTGCGTAAGGCAGCAGAGCGCGCCGCGAAGAAACAAGCACTCGAGGAAGCCGACAAAGCGGGTGACACGCTCGACGACTATTTGCTCGAGGGCAACTTCTACGAAGCGTTCGCGGAGTTTCTCGTCGACCTTCCGATCTTCCCGTACGCCGTGATGAAAGGTCCGGTCGTGCGCCGTGCTTCGCAACTGAAGTGGGTGAACGGCAGGGCGACGACCGAGTTCACGCCGAAGA